AGCGCCGTGTTCGTCGCCACTGCTGTCTGCCCGCCAAGGCCGATGGTGAGCGTCTGCGCTGTGATACGCCCGCCTTTGGACACGCGGAACTGAGAGACGCCGCCGACCTGAAGGTCGATCAGCAGGCTGGCTGCTGCTGACGCGCTGTCGGTGACGTTTAGCTGTATGCCCGCAAACGTGGTGCCCGCTGCGTTCCAAGTGTCAACGAGCGCATAAATTGGCATTGTCGTCATAGCTTATCTCCCAACAATCTGAGCGCCACTGCGCGACAGAACCAGCGCGCCGGAACGGCTGACAATCTCTTTATCCGGCGACGTGCCTGGGTTTTCCCCGAATCGTGCCCGGTCCCGGTATCTGCTTCGGTTCAGCATCAGAACCCCTCGCCAGCAATCACATGCAGGCTGGACGTGCTCGATGCCGTAATCGCTGACACCGTGTCGTGGTAGACGTCCTTGGTGATGGTCACCTGTGCTAATGGCATCACCGGGTAATCCGCCGTGGTCGCCGCAACCGTGCCCTTGGACACGCGCACGTAGACGGGTTGGTTGCCAAGGTTCGTCAGGCAGAGCGAGGCAGAGCCTTCCCCGCGCAGTACGGCCGAACTGGACGTGGTCACGCTGATCGTCGTCGCCCCCGCCATATGCCGGGTTAAATGTCTGGACTACGGCCATGGCTTATTCTCCTTCGATGGGTGGGGCGACCAGTGCAGTTCGTTATGAAGCCTGCTGTGCAAGGCTGTCTCTTCTGTCGTGGCAAGGCCTAGCATCAGCTTGCCATTCAGCTCCAGCCAGAGCGACCACAGGCGGGCCTGCATTTCAAGAACTGTTTCACCCGGTTCGGCAAGATCAATCAGGCTTGCAGGGACATCCTCAAGCGGATCAGGGGCCAGGAACCGGGGGATTTCGATTTCCTCCGGGATTTCCATGTCTTTCACGGCTAATCGTGCCTCCAGTTTTTCTACACGCTCAAGCAGCCTGTCAATCACCCGGCACGCCGCGACCGTCATCCGCTCATAAGCTGCGCCGGTTACTTTAGGGGTTTCTAAAGGAACCGCTTCCTTTTCAACATATACCTCGTCAACCTCGACCTCTTCCTGCCAGTTTTCTGTGACCGGAACGTCTTCGTATTCAAAAACCATCATCTGACGCCGGGTGCGGCGCACTTTAGGCTTGCCGTTTTCAATGATGTAACGCCCGTTTTCGTCGGTTTCGATTTCCTCTTCAAAAACAGGCTCGCCCGTTTCTGGATTAACCTCATCCTGAAGCGTGTAAACATCTTCGGTCCTGCGCGTTACGGACGTGCGGGGACGCCAGCCATCGTCAGGAAGCGGCGGCTCACCAGCCATCATACGCTGTTGCTGCTCAGTCTGCCGCGCGCTCAGTTCTACCTTGTCACGCGGGTCAACAACCTCAACTTCAATTTCCCGCGTTTTCTTTTGCCGCTGCATTACAACGGCAGAACGCTCTACAATCTTGCGGATCTTCCGGGTCTTTTCCACATTGCGGACTTCGGCAGTCTGGTATGTGGCAAGTTGCGGGATTTTCTCGGCCAGCTTGTTCGCGCTGACGCCGTACCAGCCCCAAGCCGGATTATCGCCCTTGCCAAGTGAACGATAATAGATTGCTGCGTCACTGACAGCTTCTACAATCTTCAGAGCATACTCGTCTTCCAGACGTTCCGCCGCAGTCTTCTGGTCGTCCGCAGATGTTGAACGGTACAGTTGCCCCGTTGCAGCGTCGATATACATATTTGCTGCGTTTGCAGTCGTATTGTTGCCAGTGTCTGGCAGGAACACCACGCCATCCGACCAGCGCGCCCACCAAGCGTAATTCTGAAACACGTCAGTTGCATTATAACGGGCCAGGCCCATGTCGCCGGAACTGTTATAAACACCCTGCTTCCATTGCAGGCCTTGGTAGCCTGAAACAACATCGCGCCAGACAACAAACTTCTCGCCGTTGCCGTCGCTAGTGGCCCGTATCATGTTAAGCGCATCGGCGCCTGTCAGGTTCTGGACGATATTACCAAGCAGGTTCATCCAGATTTTGTCGTCGTAAAACGTGATCCTGTTTGAGCCATCCAGCTTCAGAAGATTGACGTCAGCACTGTTCGCAGCGTTTCGCCCGGTAACATATTCCTGATTGTTGCCGCCGTAGAGGTAACCGTTTGTTGTTGTCAGAGACTTAAAATTAAAGCCCTCATCTACGGCAAAACCGCCAGCGATCCAAAGCGCATTGTCAATCGGCGGGGCGCCGCTTGTTTGCTGTATCGTCATTATTCCATACGGATACGGAATGCCTGGGCCTGTCCCTCCCGTAATTGCCGTAACCCGAACAGCCGCGCCGTCTTCAATGGTCGCGCCGCCGTTTATGGTTGCGCTGCCAGTGACAGTGCCCTTGTTTGCTTCCGGCGAAGCGATTTCTAACGCAATCATAGACTGATCGTTTACCGACCGGAAAAAGTCGATCTCAATGCCTCGGCTTAATCCTCCAGCCGTTGTCGTCCGGTTTACGCCAAAGTACCCGCCAAACAGCGTACCCCCGCGCGAACTGTAGCCTTCTCCCCAAAGCCCTTGTGCCCCGCTTTCAAACGTGCCCGTTGTCCATGTGCCGCTAACCTCTCCTCTTGCTAGCAGGCCAATTGTCAAAGCGCCCTGCCCCGAAGGAAAGTTTGAATACGAAAAAAGCGCCGTCTGAATGCCGTTGCCGCCATTGTCCGGCGCCCCGTAGACGCGCATTCGGTTTGCAAAATATCCGAACGCCCCCGGAATAGTACGCGGGTCGGAAACCCCGCCCACGCTGGAAATAAGCGCCTCAGAAGTTTCTGATCCCGCAAGGCTGATCGTCTGCCCCTTGGTAAACGTGTTTGCCACCGCGAGGCGGGCGTAAATGCCATCAGCCCCTAATGTTGCTAACGCCGCCGCCGCGTTAGCGTCATCCAGAAGCGACCGGCCAAAAGCAGTGATTGGCGTCAACGCAGCCACGTCCTGCGCCGTGGTGTAAATCATCCGATCTGCTGTCGTCGTCGGTCCCAGCGCCGCAATCGAGGTCAGAAGCTCATCCAATGGCTGGAAAGCACCGCCCGCAAAATACCCCGCCGCGTCGATAGCCGTGATCGCCCGCGTGGCTCCCGCCTGCGTTTTCCACAGGACCAGCTTATCGTCATCGGCAAGCGTGTCAGTCGTATTGAGTTCGTTGATCGTGCCCATTTACGGCTCCACCCCAATGTCCAGATACCCGTCGTCGCCCTCTTCGAGCCGGTTCGTCGGCGGATCAAGGAACGGGTTCATTGTTCCGCGCCAGTATTTATATCCCGCACCGGCCGGCACTGCCATATTGTCGATCTGCATCGGCACCGGCTGCGCAGCCTGTCCCAACAATGTCTTGTAAGCCGTGCTCGCCAGCGATTTCGTGTCAGGGCTTGGCGTCTTGCCATATCCCGGCGCCAGCCTCACCGCGAGATTGAGATACAGGGCTTCCAGCGCCGTATCAGGCGCGTTGCTGTCCTCATCAATCGACGATGTCGCAAAGCTTGTGGGCAGCGGCCATGCCAGCCTGATACCCTTGTTCTCCCATTGCGCTATCATCGCATCGAGGCGCCTTAGCGCGCCTTCCCACTGCTCCGGAAGCAGGTCAAACGTGTAGGCGGCTAAGCCTATCTCCGTGAACGCCTGCCCGATAATGTCACGCTTGGTCCAGGACACGGGCAGGCTCCTTCAGGGCGTCGTCGATCTTCTTGAGCAGCGTAGCATCATTGTGCTTGTGGTGAACAGCTATCCCTAACTCTTTGCACTTGGCCTCGATCTCCGCGCGCGTGGGCGGGGCATCGTCTGGCAATGGCACCGATGGCGGCGCAGTGGCCGGGGAGACCTCCACCACCGGCTTACGCCACGCTTCCAGGGCTAGTGGAACTGTTGGATGCCAGCCGTCTGAGACAGCGGCATCAAATTCGGCTTCATCATTCGCAGGCCGGGTTGCGAACGAATACCCGCCGCCGACCCAAGGGCCGGGGCACTTATAAAGCAGGGTTGGAAACTCAATCATTTCTTCTTCTTCGCCGTCTTTGCGCTCCGGGCTTTTTCATCTCTCATCCCTCCATGTGAAACGGGGCGGCCTCGTGAGCCGCCCCATCCAGATCAGGCGAGCCTGTACGTGACGAACGTATTTGCCGCCGTCTTGCGTGTCCGCAGGCGCAGCGCGTTGCCGTGGACTGCGCCCGTGGTTGAGTGTGCAGACTGGCAGACCATCGTGCCGACGACCGTGTGATCCGCTCCGGCTGTCACCGTGATCGTATCCGCAGCCGCAGCCGACAGGTTGATCAGCGTCCAGTCGAAATGCTCATCCACAGCGAACGAGGTAGCCGCATCCAGCAAGGTGCCGGTCGGAAGCGTGTAAGCCGCCGTTGCACCCGCAGTGTGCGTGCCAGTGACAAGCCCGGTCAGCAGTTCCGCTGCCGTAAGCGTCACCGCAACCGTCTCAGCAACAGGGGTAACCTGCGTGCCGCTGTTGTTCGTGCGCTGCTCTTTCACAACCGGATCAGTGCCGATCTCGTAGTACGCCGGATAACCGCCGCCCACTTCGAGGGTCAACACTGCGCCGCCCGTGTAAGTGCCAAACACCGTCTGCCCGTTGCTCACCGTGCCAATGATCGCCGATGCGTCCGGGTAGTTTGCAAAGCCAGACGTGCGGTAGACGTTGACTTCGCCCTGCGTCCAGATTGCCAGCTTCTGCGTAGCACCCAGCGTGACGGTTACTGTGCCCTGCGGCCAAATAAAGTTGCTCATATCCGTTACTCCTACGGGTTCTGGCCAAACATGATAACACCGCTCATCTGCGGTTGCTTATTCACCACGCCATACAATGTATCAACGCGGAATTTCGTCCTTTGAGTGTTAATGTCGAACTGCTTCGACATCACAATCTCAACGCCGTTGTCCGTGGTTGCACGCATTGTAGCCGCGCCCGCATCGTTCGGGACCGCCAGCCTGCCGGGGAGGATTTCAATCGCATCCTTGGACCAGAACGGGTTCATGAATGCCGGTTGGGTATTCAGGAACGTGATCCCCGCAGTGCCGGATTTCGCCGTGACGATGCAGTTCTGATACTGCTCGGCGGCTTCGTTTGCGACCTGGTTGCTGATGATCGGAGGCGTGATAACCAGCGTCGTGCCACCCGCAGGAACGGACACAACCCGGAAAGTCATCGGCTGGCCGGTGTCTTCCTTCGTGATCATGTGGACCCTGTTAACGTTCGCAATCGTGAACGCATCCCCGGCCGCAACGCTTGCCGACGTGCTTACAGTGACGGTCTGGAACCGGTTATCGACGTTAGACGTTTCACCGGTCGTGGCCGCTGTAGTGGCCTTCGGTATCCAGTAGTTGAGACCAGCGTCCAGAGTAGAAATCTGGATACCCGTCCCGCCTGCTGCTGCCGCCTTCCTGCGAAGGTAGTCGGCCTTGAACGTCTCAAAGCTGGCCACCATGCCGACGCTTGCCCTGCGGAAAGCATCGTTGGAAATCGGATCGCCGAAGCTGCGGGTGTTCTTCTGGAGATCGCTCGCCATCCCGTTATAATCGCGGGTGCTCAGGACCAGCTTGCGATCCTCGAACGAAACGCCGCTTTCGTTGAACGCCGCTTCGATCAACGCGACATCATCAAAGCCCACAGCCGCTGTGGTGCGGCGGATAAAGACTGAGCCATAGAAGGAGGCCTGGTCAATAACCGACTGGTTGATGTCCGATGCCAGGCGCTGTTCAGCAGAGGCGCTGATCCGCTGTTCCTGCAACGCGTCACGCAACTCCTTAGCCGTGAACTGCCACGCAGCATGGCGCTGGGTGGTGATGCTGGCTGGAACTGTGAGCTGGGTGTAGTTGTTGAAATTATTCGTCGCATCCGCACCCGGATAGGTCACACCGATGTAGGGCATCGGGCGCCAGATGGTGTCGTTAGAACGCTCCATCATGGTCTGGTCTGTGCGGTAAATCGCAACGTTCTTGCTCATTACGAGGGCGTCCTGGAAGCCCTCAAGAAGCTGGTCGAACGCGACCACTTCTTCTTTAGAAAAGCCGTTAGGCATTGGTATTGCTCCTGGTTGGCGCCAGGATCAGGCTACTTCTTCAGCGAGGCCTTGTACTGGCGCACCTTTGTCAGGTCGCCAGTTCGGGCTGCTTCATCATAGAGCTGATCAAGACGCTTGTCCGACCCGACAGTGCTGGCAGAGCCTTTGACACTTTTCTCCGGGGCGGAACTGGGTTTACGGGACTGTGTTCTCAGTCTGCGTCTCCATGCGCGCGACCGCGAAAATAAACTCGACAGGATCGGAAAGTTTCGCCAGCTCCTGCAGGCGCTTTTCATCTTTCCCAATGGCATACAGCAAAAGTGCCGGGTCCTTTGCGTGTGCCAGTACTACACCGCGCTGGGTATCATCAAGCGCGTGCAAGACCGTCTCTTCCACATCCGCAAAGTCTTTGATCTTGCCAATGACTTCCGCTTTTCGTGTCGAATAGGCCTCAAACTTGGAGTTGAAGTATTCCTGGCGCTTGGCCTCGGTTTCCCGGGCTTCTGCTGCCTGCCGGTCGGTAACGGCTTTGCGTTCCTTCCAGGCATCGAGACGACGTTCAAACAGGTCAGCGTCATAATCGCAGGCTTCAAGCGTGGGTTTCGGGCCTAGCTGCGTCTGTTTCTGCTGCTCGACACCGTCACGTAGCTTGCGAAGCTCGCGCAGTTCGCGTTCCTGTTCACGCGCTTTCGTCCGCAGGTTTCTGACCCACTCCGGTGCGCGTTTCTCGTCTATCTCTTCCTGAGGCGGCGTTTCCTCACCGATTGTAACAATCAGTTCCTCTTCCGAGTCATCCGGGGCGGCTTTGTCCTCACCCTCGGGCGTCTCGTCTTCGGTCTCGGGGACTTCCGGAGCAACGTCCAGTTCCTCGATGTCCTGATCTGCAATCACTGCCTTGTCTGTCATTGGTAGTCCTCTCAGCGTAAGGGCGCTGGTTCCCGTAATTCGTTCAACACCTTCAGTGCGTCAGATTTGCCCTGACTGTCAATATCGGCCATCGTCTTGGCCGTCTTGGCTTCCGTCTCGGCTACCCTTGCCACGTTGAGCAACGCCTGTGTCTGGCTTTTCTCGGCCTCTGCCATGAGCAACGCGGCGTTTGCGTCAGGTTCCTGCGCCTGCAACTCCGCTTCCATTGCCTGCATCTCTTCCTCATTAGGCTCAACGGCGCCCATCTTCACAAGGCGCGTGCGGAAGAACTTGCGGACATCTTTCAGCCCCTCTCCCTCCATATTCATCATCGCCATCGAGGTGAGCACGGTAGACATCTCGGGGTCATTCTGGGCGAACTGAAGCATACCGACCAGTGATCTGACTGTGCCTGCCCGCTTGCTTTCAGAGGATGGCCCAACGGTAACGGCCACATCGAACTTCGCCCGCTCCAAATCATTAGCGTAGACCGTGGCGCTGGTTTCCGGGTCAATCGTTGGCGTGTTCAGGGTAATGCCTGCAATGTCATTGTTCTCGGCCACCGTCTTCATTTTCCGGCCGCGCTCGACGTAGACATCCCTTGCCATCGAAAGCCAGATTTCACCGCATCGCTTCACGGCTTTGGCCATGTTGCTCATGTAGATGAAGTTATTCTGGTCAACGCGGGTCTGGATCAGCTCTATCGCAACGCCGGAGATGTTAGGCGTCATCTGCTCGGCCGCGTCCTGCATTCCCATCAAGTCGGCTACGTCCTGCTCAGTGATCTGTAGCAGGGCGGCCAATGGCTGAGGTATGTCAGGCGGTTCAGAATACCCGATTGGCCCCATCGGCTGCTCATTGCCTTGGCCATCGGTCACCGGGTTCAGCAGCAGGTATCTGTAGTTCTCAACGTTGTCATTTCCCCACACGTTCTCATGGCCGGCGATCTGTTCCGGGGTCATGATCGGTTTGCGGGCTGCGGAATAGGCGCTGATCTCGGCCAGTTTCGATAACTGCATGTTCTTCAGGCGCTGGGAGTCCTTCGCCAACCTGACTGCGCCCATGAACCTCTCGCGGTTATCGAC